GTTCTCAAAAAGGTATTCTGGCAAGAGGATACAATCATACTCAATCCATGCAACGCAGAATATAAGCCAATCGTTACGGACAGCGAAGGCGTATCGGTCGTTGGTGAGTGCATTGGAGTATACCATTCGACGAAGTAGTTTTTACGTTTATTTGCGTTTATATAAGTTTATATATGTTTATATAAGATTATTTGTGTTTGGGAAAATTAAAAAAATGATTGACTTTTATTGCCTAGGGTATTAACATAATGATAATCGATTCGATTAAATGTTAATGATGCCCTATGCAGTACCTCTCCCACTATAAGGGAAGTAGCGAACCATAGGGCTTTTTTATGTTAATTAGGAGGAATGATGAATAAAATAGCAATTTTAGTAGATGGCGGATTCTATAGAAAGGCGGCTAAAAAGATTTTTGGCAATATAGAGGGCAAAGATAGAGCCAAAGAGCTTATCGAATATTGCCGCTTGCACTTAAACAAAAATGACGAATTATATCGTATATTTTATTACGACTGCCCACCAATCTCAAAGAAAATGCAACATCCTCTCACTAAAAGTAATGTAGACTTTTCCAAGTCTCCTATGCACAGATGGTACGATTCTTTTATAAAGGTCATGACCAGGCAACGCAAAGTTGCTCTAAGGCTTGGGCGACTCTCTGAAGAAACCGCAGCATTTATTTTACCTCCGAGCACTGTGAAGAAGCTTTGTGACGGAGATACGTCTTTTGATTGTTTATCCGAAGAAGATTTCTTCTTGGATGTGAGACAAAAAGGTGTTGACATGAAAATAGGCGTCGACATAGCGTCTTTAGCTTATAAGCAACAAGTTAATAAAATTATTCTCATTGCCGGAGATAGCGACTTTGTTCCAGCATCAAAACTTGCACGACGCGAAGGGATAGACTTTGTTGTAGACCCTATGGGGAACCATATCAACCCAGATTTATATGAACACATTGATGGGCTAGTTTCCAAACATAAGAAATATACCCAAGAAAATAGTAAAAAGAAGAAGAAAACCACAAAGGTTAAAACCAAATAATAACTATTTCATAGACCTCAGATAAATAACAAAGCCCCCAGCCAAAACCGAGGGCAATGCATAAGGCTGTAAGGTACAACCCGTCTGAACAACGAAATTGTACCATTGCAGCCCCTTAATGTCAAATTAATGTCAGACAGAGGGGTATTTTTGTACCCAAAATCAAGGAGGTTGCCATGCCAATTTACAAAACAAAGAAAAAAAAAGATGGGCTTTCTAAATACAGAGTAAGAATAAATTATGTTGATGACAGTGGCAAAAATCGTTCTTTTACGCGTATAGCTTACGGTCTTACAGCAGCAAAAGAATTAGAAGCAAAACTAAATAGGAACAAAAATGAGCAAGTTCATAGCAATATGATGCTCCAGGATCTAATTGAATTATATTTTGAATTTAAACAAATTGATGTAAGGGAATCGACACTGAAAAAAGCTAAGGGAATTACTTATAAATACATTTACCCTTTGGATATTCGCTTAAATAAACTTAGCGTGCGAAGACTAAACGAATGGAAGCTATCAATAGGTAATTTGCCATTATCCCACACTATGAAAAAAAACATCTACGGTCAATTTAGGTCTATTTTGAATTGGGCCGTATCAAAAGAATATCTTAAGAGCAATCCTTTAAATAAAGTCGGTAATTTTAGGAATCCATATAAAGGGAAAGATGTAATACAATTCTATACACCAAATGAGTTCAAGCGATATATAGTTTACGTCCGCGAAATCGCTCTTGAGAAAGGTTTTTACGACTATTATGTGTTCTTTATGCTTGCTTATTTTACAGGAGCGAGAAAAGGCGAAATACATGCCCTTAGGTGGTCAGACTATAAAGACGGCGATATAACCATTAGCAAAAGCATATCACAAAAACTATCAGGAGGGGACCGTGAAACACCACCTAAGAATATGAGTAGCAATCGCACCTTACAAGTTCCTGAACCTCTAAAAAGAGTGCTTGAGCAGCACTATGCTCAATGCAAAGATTTTGACGGCTTTAATGATAGCTTTTACATAACTGGTGGATATAAACCGCTCAGAGACACGAGCATCGAAAATGTAAACAAAGAGGCAGCAAAACGAGCAGGGCTACACCACATCAGGATCCATGACTTTAGACATAGTCACGCCTCGCTATTGGCTAACAATAATATAAACATTTTGGAGATCAGTAGACGACTTGGGCATAAAAACATCGAACAAACACTAAACCGATATAGTCATTTTTACCCAGCAGAACAGGAGAAAGCTGTTAAAGTTTTAGATAAAATCAAGATATAAACGTGTACAGACCGTGTACAGAAAAAATGAACCGTTGAAAATTCAACGGTTCAGCTTGTTTTGGTGGAGATGGCGAGAGTAATTTTGTAGCTTTTCTTATTTTCGTTTGCATTCACAAACGCTCATTTTACAACGTTTTTATATTCACTTCTTTATATTTGAACATACAACATTTACAAAAAACGTGTACAAATCGTGTACGGATTCCTCATTTATGGCAATAAAAAAAGAGGGCAAACGCCCTCTTGATTATCCTAGTAGTATTCTGTTTACTTCCGACTGCACTGCGTTGTAGTCATAGCCAGCATTAGTTAGCCTAGCCACTCTGTCGTCGCCAACTCCCCAATCGCCACGGATAACCTCGTATGCAATATCGCTAATGCTATACGATGGTGTTGGCGTTGGTGCAGGGGTTGTTCCTAGCACTCTCTCGTTTACTGCGTTCTGCACTGCCGCATAGTCATATCCAGCATTAGCAAGTGCTTGCTCTCTTGCCTCGCCATTTCCCCACAAGCCTTGTAGAACTTCCTTAGCTAGCTCATCAATGCTCTTTGATGTTGATATAGGTGTGGTTCTTTCCTCTGCCACTGTCTGCACATTATCTCCGTTTGAACTCTCAGCTAGTGCCTTGATGTATTCTAGCTTAGCATAGTATCTGCCAGGACAAGCAGTAGCGACAATATCCTTGTGTCCGATAATAGGTAGTTTGCCGTACACTTTCCATATCTCAGCGATTAACTCAGCTAGAGTTCTGAGGTCACCAGCAGTCATCTCGGGTCTACACTCAATACCGATTGATACTAGATTGTAGTCCCAATTACCAGCGTGCCACGCAGTGTCCTCAGGGTCAACTATACAAGCCACTCTGCCATCTTCTAGTACATAGTGAGCCGATGATCCACCACCATTTCTGCAAAGCCAATTTACAACGCCCATAAAAGACTGACCATCGGCTCCCCAATGGTGGACTACGATATACTGAGGTTTATTTCCCTGTCGGCCCTCTGTGTAGTTAGGGCTATTGTACTGTGTAATAAATTCAAATGCCATAATTCTTCTCCTTATTTATTTGTTATCTTTGTTGAACTTTGCTGTAGAAATACCTAACAAAGTACCCATGAATACTGTTAGAACTGAGATTGTTCCAACAACCTGCTCGCCGTATGGTAAGCCCCAAATCTGAGATAGACCGAAATAAGCTGCGGCTGGCAATGCAATTAGTGTTGCCCACTTCAATACGTTGTAAGTTTCGTTTTTAAGTTTCATGTATTACCTCCCTTGAAATTAAAAAGGCAGCATTTCGCTGCCGATTGACCAATTATTTAATATTACAATTATCCTTTAGTGGAAGTTGCTTGACCTCGTTAATCACCTTTTCAGCGGTGCCGTTGCCACCTAGTCTTTTATAAGGAATGTATAAGTAGTCAACAAGATTTTCGTACTCGTCTCTTGTGATGCATCCACGCTTGATGTAGTATTCTCCTAAATAGCAAATTCTGTCGTGTCCGAGTCCTCTCATCATCATCGCATAGTCACTCTTACGCTCCATGTACCTCTGCACTATCATGCTAATAAAGCTCCAAAGTCCGGTGCTTGCAAATACCGCTATTATTATTGCTCTTTCCATACGCACCTCTATTTCCAGCGACCACGAACTTCAAAGTGTGCATACCAAAACTCCTGCGTGCTTACGTTTCGAGGGCTATAAGAATGTAACTCAAACTTGCTTGCGTTAGACGTTTCCCTGAAATCGTTTGTAGCGAGTAGTCCACCACCGTGCGAGCCTTGTGCTATTACAGACGTCAGCTTGTTAAACGTCACAGGCAGATTGACAAAGATAACCTTTCTCCACCATGTTGGAGTGATATCCGTATACCCGCCAGGGAACGTGATCTGCCCATTTCCCCAGGCGTGCATATCTCCTGAGTCATATTTAACAACGGTCCACGAAATACCGTCTTTTGTGATTTCGTCCCTCGACACAATAAAATCCTTGGTTTTCTTGATTTTGTTGAAAATCTCATTGATTGCATCTGCGAGATTTCTTGCGCTGGTTTTTAACATGCTCGTGTCACCCATGTCATCTCTAACGCGCCTGATCTGGTCTGCATACTTTTCGTCAGTTGCCTTAATCTCCTGCTTTATATCTTGGGCAAGCGTCCCTGATAATGCTGATTTTACTGTGCCGAAGCTATCTCTTAGCTGTAGCCATAGATTATCAAACAAACCTCTGTACTCAACCGCTGGAACAACCCAACCGCAAAGGTTTGAGTCCATCCTGGTATCGTATATATTCACCGATTCTATAGATGTTGCTCGAGCTGGTATGACTATGTCTGCTATTGCTAGCTCGTAGTAGTTTGATTCACGGATTAGATCCGGGGCAACTGGATTTGTTGCTGCGACACCCTCTTTTAAATAGATGTCTATATCTCGCCTATCCTCTGCAGTATCAAATCTTAAAACGATTCTGTCGATACGAGGCAGGCTCGACGCAGGAGACAATGTGATTTGTCTGTTATTGCTTTCTTTAAATACTGCGCCCTCGATGATTGCGCCTCCTGGGTTTACATTGACGGTCATACCTCCGTGAGCAGTGACCATAAGTCCGTTGATTGGATTAATGAACACACCGTTCCCCCAGCACATCTTGTTGAAATCTCTTTCATCCTGGGCCGTGATTGCTCTATCCCATTCATTACCTATTATTCGTTTGGATTCAAACGGAAAACTCTTTGCCATACTATACATCCACCTTTCTATATGTTTGCCTGTTTGGAGTTCCAAAGACAAGCTCTATATCCACTTTATTTTTTGCATGAACCTCTCGCACCTCAACGAGCCTGGAAGTAAATTCTTTTTGTATTGAGTCAATATTGATTGTACAAATATCGCCTAAATCGTAGTCTTTAAGGTAGTAAAAACGATGCTGCAGCACATCTACCGAGATTGTTTCTTGTTTGTAGCTATTTAACATCTCAAGCTTTGCTGCATCTCGCATCTTTGACCTTATAAGTGACTCGTTAGAACTCTTAATCTCAACACCGCTTATATTTGCGTCAAACACCTTAAGTGGTACGCAATGACCAAGCCCACTCGGCATGTTATCTTCAAAAAAAGCGTATTCGTGTATTGCTCTGACCTTTTTGCCGTCCTTCCAATACCCGTAGACCTCGTTTGGCGTATTGAAGTCATCCGGTATTTCCTGACTCGCTAAAAAACCACTATATACACCACTTTCGTCATATGCATATTCACACTTCGAGATGTTTCCCCAAGCTTCGCCAAAGAATACGTCATCACGCAAATCCTTGCCCTTTTGAACGTGCAACTCAATGCCTAGAAGCGGTTTACCTGGTTCTTCCTTTGCCGAGAAAATCGGTCTGCAAATGAGTGTGTACCCTGCAGACTTTAAAGCCTTTCGCATCGCAGAGCCTGTACTTTCACCAAGTTCTGCACTTATAGATAGCTCGCTTGGTACGTCACTATCTGTGCTTAGCTTTGCACCGTTTACCGTTCCCCCTCCAGGCTGAGCGTACTTGTCACTCACAGTTTCAAGTAACCATTTCTTTAATTGCGTTTCAACTTCTGCCTTACTCTTAAATGTCATTGTCGAAATCGGTATCGTATAAGCGCTCCAATCAAGCACTTTGTCGATAAAAAAGCCTGATAGTGTTACAAATTCGCCGTTATTCTTTTCCTCGTACACGACCTTTTGCACCATCGCAGTTTCAGGGCGCCCAATACATTGGATGTACTTGACATCTGGGTCATAGTCCTTTGCTGCCATATATAGCACAAATGACCCGCACTCAAAATATTTCCTACTCCATTGCAACTCGACGAAGTCAATCATCTTGACCTCTTCGCCGAATTTGTTTAGACACTTAATCATTTATTTACACACCTCCGTATCTTCCCACGAAGCTTACTTCTGCGGTAAATGCCGTATTTCCGTCTTTTGATATTTTGATTTGATTATCACCATAGCCAAGCACCATCTGCATAAGGTCTCTAGCGTCAAAATCGCTGTATGGTACGCCTTTACCATTCTTTTTGACCGTTCGCTTGTCGCAGTCAATAACAAGGACATCTGTGGCATTTAGCACGGTTTTAACACTTGTCTTAATCAGTCCCATCTCGATGTCAATGCCAGGTACATATCCAGTAGACTTTATAGTGATGATGATTGGAGCCGGCTCGCTTCCGAGGTAATTGATTACCTTTGTGTCAGTCTTTGTTATCTCACCAAATGCGAGTTTGCCTTCATCACCAATATATATTCTTTTCCAGTGCCACATAGGTGTCACGGATGAAAAGCTTGTTGTTTCTTTGTTGTCTGCGAATAGATCTGGGTAAGGCGACATAAGACTAATTGACAAGTCAGGACTATCATATATATTTGCGCTCGGATAATTGGCCGCTACTAGTTCGCATTCTTTTGCTAAAAGCGTATTGCCTAGATATGTAACCTCAAGTTGATATGTGTAATTCGAATTGTAAAATCCGAGTACAGTTCTGCGTTCCGATTCATATTTATCATCACTAGCTCTGAAAGATGCCATGAATGTAATTAGTCTTGATTTCTTGCGTTTGCCCGTTACAATATCACCGTTTCCATAGCCTCGAGGTTCACTAAAAATCTCAATCTCAGGGAAGTCGACACCTGTTAGGGATTCTACTCCCCAATCTTCTTTTCCTAACGTATGCCTTAGCCCATCTGACCGTATTACATTTAGTTCAAATAGCTCAAATTTCTTGCTCACTAATGTCCTCCTAAACCTAAAATAACAGCCTCTTTACGTATAGCTCTTGCTATGTCTGCTGGAGACTGTATTTTATCTTCGAATATTATTGTTTGCTCAATTTTTGTTGCACCTGGTACTTGCACACTTCCTGCATTAGCACTTCCATAGATAGCCTTTGGAACTACGCTCTTTTGATTACTTATAGCAGTATTGATTTTTGCAAAGTTGACATCTACATCAATACCGCCTATCGCGCTATCGATGCCAGTACTTACTTTACTTCCGGCTCTAAGTGCATGCTCTATGCTCTCCTCGATAGCTCTGTCAAGGAGATATGCGTTCCTACTTACTCCGACAGCCATGCCCTCAGGAAACGACTTACCGAGTCCATCTCTAAATAGCTTTGATGGAGAATTCATTCTAGCCTTTTTGCGTCCGGCTTTATCTGATTGCTCTACTACGTTTGCAACTGCATTTTTGACGGCTTGTGCTCCAGCATTTATGCCAGCAATTATGCCATCACAAAAGCTTTGACCCAAGCCACTCCAGTCGCATGAATTTCTTGCATTAACTGCAGCATTAAATGCGCTCATGACAGCATCGCCTGATGCCTTTGCAACTTTGTCTCCACCACTCTTCGTCTCGCTCTCCATACTTTTATACTTATCGCGAGCAAGCTGAAGTTCCTGTTCAGAGGCCTCTATTGCGTCCTGAACTTCTTGCGTATTAAAGTCCTTTTGCAATTCTTTGAGGTAGGCCAAATTATCTTCCTTGTCCTTAATAGTTGCTTTGAGGTCATCCTTTTTCATCCCCTCAATTTCAGACATTTTTTTAGCATGGTCCTCTGCAATCATTGTTATTTCAGAGTAATTTCCTGCCTCAAAGTCCGCATACATTTTCTCATATGCTTTTCGTGTCGCTAGTGAATCTTTTAAGGATTTTTCAGTCTTTGAAATTTCCTTACGTTTTTTTGACTCAAGTTGTTTTTGCTGTTCGAGCGCATCTTGAGCATCTGCCAACTCCTGTCCATATACTCCTTTGGTTTTCTTTTCAGCTTCTTTTCGCTTTTGAACAATCTCATCAAGCTCTTTCTTCTGCTGAACATACATATCTACTTCTTTTTGCTGTAGCTCTAGTGCTTTTTTATAACCTTCTTCATTCGACTTAAGTATGATTTCAGCTTTCTTTTTCTCGATATAGCTGTCAATTTGCCCTTTGATTTCGTCATACTTCTGTATAACTCCATCTACCATCTGTATTTCAAGCCCAGTTGCTTCCTTTAACTGACCAACAATAAAGTTTGCACGGTCCTGGTAGCCATCTTTTACTCTACCGTTTGCGTCAACTATTGTTCCTAGTTCCTGAGCAAGTTTTTTCGTGTTATTGATCTGGATTAAGTCTTTTTCGAGTTGCTCCTCAGCGGTCTTAATTGATTCCTTATATGCGTCTCGAAGCTCATAGATTTTTTTCTTCTTTTCCTCTATGGCTTTTCTTGATTTTTCTGCTTCGCTCTCTTCTTTTTTTGATAACAGTAAAAATGCACCAGCTAACGCTCCGACCGCAGTTATTATGAGCCCCATTGGTCCGCCCAAAAATGACATCGCTGCACTAAGTCCCTTTGTAGCAACTGCAGCAATACCTGCTGCAACTCCCTGAGCCTGTACAGCCATAGTATTTGCTATTGTTGCTGTAGTTCCGCCTGCGGTGGCTAATGCATTTCGCGTTTCTGCAGCTGCTAGCGCTTTTGCCTTAGCTGCAGCAAATGTTGTAACAGCATTGTTTGCGATTCGCGCAGCAGTAGCTCCTTTTTCGCTGACCATTGATACTGCCATAGCCGTACCTAGTGCCTTTTGTGCAACGACAAACTCTTTATATAGTCGTATGATTGGTGTGAGCTTTGAGTGTATTTTGAACGCCCCGATTAATCCAGCTAGTATTGGAGCTAGGCTAGATCCAGCGGATGCAACTCTAAGTAACCCATCAGCCATCTTTAGTAGAGGCTTAGCAATAGAAATAGTCACCTCTGTGAGATTTTTAATTGTATTTCCTAGACCTTTAGGGAGCATATCGGCGATACCACTAGCAAGCGCCATTGCCATGTCACCTGCAGCAGAAACAATTTCGTCTCGGTGAGCATATAATCCATCTACAAAAGCTTTAACAGTTTTAGCCCCGGCAGAAATTAGTTCTGGAGCGTGTTTTGCTGCAGCAATTGCCGCATCAGCTAATACATTTCCTATTGCCTTTGCAAGCCCTTGAATACCGTCCTGCTCAAATGCTTTAGACAATCCGTTTGCTGCGTCTGTTGCCGAAGTTACAATATCACCCAAAGGGGTGTCTACTGACTTGTAGAGTGATATACCTATGTCTGTTATGGTGTTCTTAAAAATTCCTAGCCTTGATTCAAGGGTCTTATATCGCTCTTCTGCTTCGTGTGTGAGTGCGGTATTTTCACTCCAGGCTTTTGTACCTATTGATAATGCTTTAGTAAATACGTCACTTGCACCTGATGCTCTTAGCAATGCATCGCGCATACGTATATCAGATAGCCCTATATCATCGAGCGATTGCACTCGCTGCATCCTCTTCAAATGCTTTTTTAAATTCGTCAGCACTCATGCCTGCAACGGAAGCGAATTGTTCTAACTGTTCGCCACCCTTTTGTGTTGCAAGGTTCATCTTTGAAATTAAATTAGAAAAAGCTGTTCCTCCTGCTTCAGCTTCAATACCTACCGAAGATAGTGCTCCAGAGAACGACATGATTTGAGCTTCAGTAAGCCCCACTTGGTGACCAGCACCTGCGATTCTCATCGCCATGTCCACAATTTCTGACTCGGTTGTAGCAAGATTATTTCCAAGCGCTACGATGGTAGATCCAAGCTTATCAAAGTTATCTTGACTCATGCCAGTTATGTTGGCAAATCTAGCAAGAGCAGTAGCTGCCTCGTCAGATGTCATGTTTGTTGCATCTCCGAGCATTACCATTGTTTTCGTAAATTGCAATAAGCTCTCATTCTTGATGCCCAGCTGACCTGCTGCCTCTGCGACTGACGCAATAGCAGTCGCTGACTGAGGCATAGATTTCGCCATATCTCGTATACCTTGCTCAAATTCAGCAAGCTCTTTATCCGTTGCATCTACAGTCTTTTTAACACCAGCAAATGCACTTTCAAAAGCAATTCCCTGCTTAATAGCAATCAGTCCTAATCCTCCCAAAGCAGTTGCGGTACTTGCAACAGCTTCAGTGACAACCTTAAGCCCTTTTTTTGTCGTGCCGGATAGCTCTCTTACAGCTTTATTAAATTCTCTGGAATCCAATATGGTTTCTATAGTAACCTTACCATCTGCCATGTAATCACCTGCCTTATATTATCAAGACAGGTTGACTCAGCTACTTATCTGTGCTCTCTCTGCTCTTTATCTTGCTTTCAATCAATGTTATTCTTTTACAGCGTGGGCATTTTATTTCGACTTCGCCGTCCATTAAATTAGCCCTACACAGTGTCTGCCCACATTCACTGCATTTGACTTTAATCATATTTTTTTGACAGGATCGCATCAATATCACCGCCATTTTCAAGTGCCTCTGCAAGTTCATTGCTAAGCGCTTCATCGATTTCAGACTCATGTGTAGGTAGTTTATATAGCGATTTCATCTCGCGATAAAACTTCTTTTCCTCGTCACTAAGCCTTGAAATGTCCATTGTCCTATAACCAATGATTTTTCCGAACTGTGTGTTCTCACTAAGCCCATTAAATAGAGCCTTGAAATTCCACCAATGCATTTCAGCGACAGACAAATCAATCTTGTATTGCTCCCAAAAAGCGGCATAAACATACTCGGCATCATAAGTAAATGAGTACGATTGTTTTTTCGATGATTTATTCTTACTATTTACAGGTGCTAAACTGTATGAATAAAACTCAATCATCTTTTCGATAGCTTCTTCAAGTTCTCCTTCTGCAAAGCTATGTGTATCTGCCCATGTTCCATAGTAAAGACGCACGCCCTTTTTGATTAACTCAATTTTGGATAAATCTCGGTCTGCCAGTAACTCAGTAAACTTAATAGAGGTGCGAAAGTCCCAGTTTATGGGAACCTCAACACCTCTTATAGTTACTGATTTGCTCGGTTTATTGGTTAATATGCTACCTATCATTTCGCTAACTCAAGCTGCATAGCTTTGCTTGTTGCAACAAGATCTTCGTTAACAGCCTCATTAAGCTCGCGCAGCTTATTCATAACTTCAAACATCATCATGACATTTCGTTTTCCACCAAAGACTCTATCTCCTTCGCCTGGTCCCCAAATACTATCAATGCAACGCTTGAGCGCGTCCATCTGATTGCTGAGGACAATGTCGTCATCCTGTGAAAGATCAATTCCGTTGATTTCCTCAACAAAAGTTGCCATTTTGGACTTATATGATGTGCGAAAGTCTAGATCATAAAAATCTGCTACGAGATCCTGCCCATTTGCGAATGTTATTTTTGTATTAACCATTGTGTTGCTCCTTTATTAACCAGCTATCACTGTCTCAGTGAACTTTTTGTTTGATGTGTCGAATGTACCCACAACAACATCACTAACGCCCAAGAAGTTTCCTTCGCAAGTCATCTCGCCGTCCTCGTTGCCAAACTTTGAAACCTCTATTGCTACCTTTATTTTTCTAGCACTGAACGTCGTTGCCCCGCCTCCTGTTTTCTGATCAAGGTCGACTATGATGTAGTCTCTTTCAACATCAGCTCCAGTTCTCTGTCTTTCACCGATTTCGCAGATGAACGCAATAGCTTTTTCACTGCGAATCTGATCAGCGGAAAATGGAGACTGCCACTCATAACCTGAAATACCCTTCGATGTGGATTTCTGGTTAATATAACGCTTGCTTCTCACCTGAGCACTTGGCTCTTCATTAAGTTCCCTAAACCCTGTGCCAAGTAGCTCCATAGCTGCTGTTTCACCAGTCTTTGCACAGTCTAGATAACTTGCCTGTGCAACTCTTTTTCTAACTTCTGTTAATGCCATATCTATTCTCCTTCCTGTAGGTACACAAGCCTACAATCGATTTGATACTTTGCCCTGGATTCGTCTACATCAAAGACGTAGCCTGTTGTTAGGGCTTCAATTTTCACTGGGCATCTATTTGAGCCCAAGTCTATAAAGTTCCTATTTTTGCTTATCGACGCAAGCCAGCTAGCAAAAAGCTGAAAGAACCCGATGTTTTCAATATTTTGTCTTACATCAGCGCCGTACGCCTCTCTACTCGAAAAAACGAAGACCTGTTGACGTTCGCTGTCTCCGTTAATATATCGCTTCAAAATAAGATCTGCGGGCGATGACTCAACTGCATAACAAGTAGGGTCTTCTGCAAGATAATCTATTCCTATTCCCTCAGCAAACTTGTCAATGTGTGGGCAAGTCTTTATAAGATTTCTTATTGCGTCCATGATTATTACATCAGCCATTATCCCCTCCTTGCTATAAACTTAACTACACTAGCTAAAAGGGCAGGTCCTCGTTGTGCAACCATTCTCCGGTCCCATCGCTTACCCCTCATGCCTCTGCCTCTATTTTCATAGTACTGCTTTTTAGCATATATCTGAGGGTATACGATTTCATCGATACCTTCTACTGCGGTTCCCTTGAGCACTCCCTCTTTTTTTGGTACATAAGGGTCTGACAAACATCTAACCTCATGGGTAAAAAACCTTTGTGCTGCACCGTTTTGATCTAGTCCTTTTTTTCTAGCTATCTTTATTGCGTCAATGTCAACCTTCACTCTTATCGACATCTTCATCCCCATCCTCTGGAGTGAACTTACGCAGCTCTTCGACCTCTTTTTCGAGGTCATTGATATACTGTACAGGGATATAATCGCCTGCCTTCCACTCTTTGGCCATTATTCAACCTCCAATTCAAAGTGTTGTACTAACTTGCTACCATACCTATTATCAACTGCCTTAGTGATCTTCATCACATCATCAAAGTCACGCAATAGAACCTTAAAACCACCACTATGAGCGTCGTTCATATCAAAATCAACAATTCCCTTAACAACAATATCTGCATTGTCTAAAGTGTAATTTGTGACCTTGTCGCTACGTTTAAATGTCTTAGGCTTGAGGTATGTTTTCTCTTCCGAGTCAACTTTTAACGGGATAAAAACTCGTGTATGATTCGTGCTTTTAACTCCCGCTGATTGCGAGATGTTTATAGCTTGTGAGTCTTGCCAGTTAACCCCTCTGAGAAATGTCCTTGCGTATTTGTATTCACCGCTATCATTGTCATAATAGCGATTAAAAAGTGTAATATCCGCATTTGTCAGCATTATTCTACCCCTCTATACATTAAACCTGTATTCATTAGATATTTAGCTACAATGCTATGCTCTAGCGAAGCCTGGCTTGTTCCTGGGTTTACACCAGTTTGGATTCCTAATGAGTCAAGGCCATCTGCATAACTAACAGTATGATCTCCGACAGTTTCCGACTTTATAGCTTTACTGCCTTCGTCGCGTGCCTTAGCCACCTCATACTCAAAGTCCATTAGCTCAATCATACACTCTTTAACTGTTTCGGACACAGGCTCTTTGATACGTCCGAAGGTATAGTAGTTTATGGTATTCCTAGCTTGTCTTTCATACTTAACAAAAGCGGTCTGGGGGATTTCTCCCCCATAAGCCTTATACTCCTCATATGTCAGATACATAGCTCTACCTACTTAGTAGCTACAAGAACCACTGCCTTTGTTACCTCTGCAGACTCAACAGTCACTGTGTCTGTCTGAGGCGCATATCCAGATGCCTTAATCTTTACTGGATATGTTCCAGCTCTTAGATTAAACTCTGCAACACCGGCAGCATTAGTCTTTAGTCTTGAACCGTTAACCTCAACAGTTGCACCTTCGATTGCAACAGTCTTGTTCTTTACAGTGAATGTAACTTTCTGAGTTGTCACAGGTGTAGCTGGCTCAAGATAAGCAAATGGACAACCTGTTCTGTCCTCGTTCATTCTTGTAGCTTGATTTGGCATTGCCCAACCCATTCTAAATACAACTCTTAGGGCAATCATATCCTGCTGTGCGAGGTTATACACAATCTCCTTTGTCTGTGGATCCTGAATCACGCCTTCTGTTAGCAGCTTGAATGTTACATCCTGACGGATTGAGTACACAAGCTTGCTAAAGTCACCTACGATTAGCTGTGCAACCTTCTTGTCAAAGCTTCCATTGTCAGGGAAGTACAAAGGTGCTCCGTCAAGTCCGTATGATGTTGCACCCTGCAATGTTGACATGAAGATTGGGTGTCCATCTGTGCCCTTAAGACCTCTGAGCTTAGCCTTCATTCCTGTTGATGCTATAGCTCCAGAGTGAACATATCCGTCCTCCTCGATCTTGTTTAGCACGCCACCCTCGTCCATGATTAGAGTGAACATGTCTTTTGAACCAGGAGCTACATTGTTGCCTGACTGTCTTGCCATTGTAATCACGTCGTTCTGCCACTCTCTTGGTCTGTTAACACCGAACAGGATTGCGCTGTCAACTTTCTGTCCGATTGCCTCGATTACTCTAGGCTTGATCTCGCCTATGATATCGAATTCTGCATCATCCAGTACTGCCTCAGGAATTGGAACGATAACTGCGAGTTCCCCTGCTGTGAGAAACACATTATCCCATGCCATATCACTAGTCTGCTTCATTCCTGTGTCGCCATCTACCCAGTAAGCCATTGGTAGAATGTCGGTTACTCTGATTCTTGTTGTCTTTGAGCTCATGTTTGGCAGCTTCTTACCAAGACTCAAAACAACTGATTCCTTTGGTGTATCCTGAAAAATTGCTGGAGTCACCTGCTCCCTGATTAGAGCTTCAACTTTTTCTCTTGTTACTACGTTTACGTTTGCCATGATATTATTCCTTTCCTAAAAGATTTCTAATTGCTGTGTTAACTTCTTTGTTCTTGTCGTCAGACCCTGTTCCACCAGTTGCTCCTGGAGTGGATCTAACGATAACCGGCTGTGTGTCATCATTAAAGAGATAATCGTTATTCTCTCTGATGGTTTTTAGCTGCTCATCAAGACCGACGATGCTGTCGCCGTTAAGCTTAAGCCCTGCCTCATCAAGTAGCGCTCTTACTGCTTTACTATTCTTTGCACCTGCAGTTCTCAGCGCCCCATCAAGAGCATATCCGAATTGCAGCCTTTCGATTTCGGCTTTGCTATTTGACTCTGCCTCGGCAGCTGCATCCTTGTACTTTTGCACTTCACCTTTAAGTCCATCGATGTCGACATCCTTAAACTTCTCAAGTGTCTCGTTCGCAGTTTTAAGCAGCGATTTAAGGTTAGTCTCTGAGGTTTTATATCTTTCGATGTCATTACCATTTTCGGTCATAATAGTATCAACAGCCTCCTTGACCTTATCCTCTGCTACTCCCAGTCCTTTAAGGAGATTTTCAATAACTTCTCTTTTCATGATGCTTTCCTTTCTCGGTACGCTTTTATACGAGGTTGCGTCTCTTCCGTGTACATGATTACGCTCTGTACTAAGCTAATTTTTTGTATAACAAAAGACAGCTATATAGCTGCCTTAAGTGTCGTTATTTGTTCACTAAAAAACACACCCTGCCTGAGTGTGTTTACTCCATAAATTTATTCGAAATATGGGCTAATATCAAAGTCGGATTCTATGCATACTTCATTAAGGAAAAACGAATTCTTCAGAACCACCTTTCCTCTTTCATGCATCATAATACTGAATTTTGATTCATCTACATCTACCAGCTCTTCTACAAACGTTAGCCCTGGAACATTTTTAAGTAATAATTGTCTTTGTTTTATGTATATTTCTTCGTCGGGGTGCCTACACACACCATATTCAAAAGCTTTCATACCCTTACTCCACCTTGAAAAATTCATCTACGCTTTTACGAGTTTTAACTGCGGAACGAAGTACGTCCTTGAGTGCGTCCTTGTAATCAATATTATATTTTACCATTTTATTCTTTATCAATTCGTCAAAACTTATTATTGGGTCGTCAATATCAATCCGTTTCCTAGCTTCTTGATCACTCATCATCTCACGCGCATAAAAACGATATTTCATTCTTAGTTCAAATGCCTGCTTTGCTTGCTCTTCTATCGATGCATTAGAATCTATAAGACTAGATATTCCGTTGACTTTATTCTTATACCATCTTCTGGTATCTCCACTGTCAAACTTGCCTTTCCATTTAGGAATGTAATCGCTTTCCAGAAATGCACTTTTCCCTAATATTATTTTATCACCTTTTATCGTTAAGTCAATCGCCCTTTGCGCAGCACTTCTATCAAATCCTATAATCTTGCCAGACACGTCTCTTATAGCATACACCTGAGTTCTAGTCGTATCAACGCGCCTATCAGTAGCTTTGCAGAAATGTTTTAGTTCTGCTTCCTTACGCTTTAAATTAACCGCAGAGCTCTCCATCTCGTATTTTAGGCTCTGTCTTAAGGTATCATCTTTTGTCTCGTTGTAAGCAGAATTTAAGCCAGCCAAGTATCTCTTTTCTGCTCGAATTGCTCTTTCATATGATCTCTGCTTCTGTCCTGCTTCGTAATTAGTATATGTCTCGCCACCATATTTATAGGTTTTGCTATCCAAACTATCTAGGAATTCCTTCGAGTAAGTTCTCTCAGTCCCTTCATAATAGGCATAAAAACTATGTCTGCAGTTCCACCCACAAAGTCCTTCGCCCGTACCGTAGCCCGTAATGTCATAAAAAGAGCCATATCCCTTGCTTTTACCGCTAAGACTGTAAACTCCCCCTTGCCAATCCGCGTGTGACGGTCTCGCTCCAGAATGTGCGGTAACCTCTACCAAATCCGTGCCTATTTCATCGCAATATAACATGTTAAGCTCGGCAGAAGATTGATTTACTCCGGTGAGCACAGCTCGTCGAACTGCAACATCGAGCTTATCGATGTGACCTGTAGGATATTGTACAGTAAGTCCTGATTTTGCAACCTGTTTGATTGCGTTTTTAATAGCAAAATCATATGTAAAAGCGCCCGAGCTTACCTGCATATTAGCAAGATTAACGGCGTTAACAAAGGCGTTTTGTCCTTGACTAGCAGTAGTCCTCGTAAGATTCTTAACCACTCCTTTAGTCTTTCTTATATGAGATGATAGCAAGTTACCCATCGCAACATTTGACGCATGATCTATAGGTGTCTTTCCTGCTATTGCGGCTCTGAGGTTCTCGCTTTCCATATTCTCAAAATTAGCCTCTTCGAAGACTCTAGTAATTTCAGCTTCCGTCAAGCCCGATACCTTAGATATGCTATTAACAATATCTTTATACAGTATGTTTTGCTGCGTTAGTTTTTCCGCCTCAAACTGTGCACTTTCAGTCAATGCACCCGTCTTAACGATTCGTCTCGCAATGTCTGCAACAAGCTGTTCGTTAATCAAGTCCATCATGCCTAGAAGATAAGATGTGCACTGTGCCAAGTATTCAGGGCTAAGCATTACTCTTCCTCAGGCGTTCTCATAGTTTCAGGCAGCATATCTTTTGCCTGCTCCTCTGTTACGCCATACCTTTTCATCAAATAGATTTCTTTTCGAATCAGCCCAGATGTGGCCTCTTGCATCATCAACTGATTTTCCGTCTTACTGTCAACAATCAAGCTATCATCAAAGTTAAATGATACATCGTATGAGCCCGCTGGTGCGAGCTTGTATAGGCTCGTCCATACATCCATCGCCTTAATTAAATCCTCTAGTGCACTCTGCAGCGATTCTTGAATCTGAGATACGAAAGAATATGATCTCTGCTTGCTAAACAAAACCTCTGTAGCCGTTCTGTCCTCGTCTTGGACATCGGATAATGTCCCATACGCTAGACCACATGCAAACTCAATACGTCTTAATATCTGATTAAAGCCGTTAAATAAACTTGAGTCTCTTATCTCAGGACTGAAAATTTGATAAAAAGGTTTTTCAGATATTCCCGTATCTATACTGTACTGACGAAATAGTCGCCCTTTGCCAGATGGCAAAATAATATTTCCGTTACTGTCCTTTCTGAACAGCGACTCGGACATATCTACGGCTAGCTCTGTACCCTTAAACTCCCACATGATACGTGCCCATTGCTCATCTGCCTGCTTAATAAGTTCAGCGGCTTTTGAATATACAGATACTCCGAATGGACTTTGCCTATTCTTGTTGTTTGCCTGTGGAATTTTAAAATAAGAGAATAATACACCCGGCACATTTTTAATTGTCGTGCGCTCTTCAAGGTTCTCCCATTCCGGAACATCAGTCAAATTTATCTGATGACCAAGCACGCCCTTTTGCTTACTCTCATAAGCTCTGTTTTGAATAACGCAATACTTTCCATCAAAATCGTGTGATTCGACTCTAGTGTATATCTTTCCGTTACGAACCACCTGCTCAACAAACTGACAAGAGGTTATCTGTCCAGAGCTATTAAATCCAGTAGGCACAAATCTATCTGCTTGGATAAACTCAACGGATATTGTATCACCCTGTACAAAAGGCTTGAGTATAATTCCCCCAAGCGCACATGCATACTCAGTCTGAATCCTTAGCCCTGATAAAACCTTTCTATATGCCACATTCAGAAAATCAGCTCGTTTGCTTCCCGTAATCTCCGATTCCATCTCAAGCGTAACTAGTCTCGCCAGCTCAGATGACACTGCAGAGGGAATGCCTGTGCTTGTCACATCATCCTTTATCCAGGGTGCTTTGTCTTCATACATCGCAGACCACAATTCTATGCAATCGATTGTATTGTCATCTAAAATAATCGTGCTAAGGACCTCTCCTTGCGCCACACGCTCCTTAAAAACCTTTCTAATCCACTCTATTATTCTGTGAAACATATACTGCCTCCTAATAATCTATCAATCTCTTTGCGAAACGCTCGATTGTATACTCAAAGCTATCTAGTGAGTCTATGTCACTCGTTCCGTCATCAAGCCTTACGTTCTTTGTTTTTTCCTTTGGGTCCCAAATACATGTGCTTAAAGCCAGCACCAACGATTCGCTTAGATTTTCGACATAAAAAAACCGCCCCTGAGCCATCAGTCTGGCGGTAAGATTTATTCTGTTGTTAACCTCGTCTTTCAGTGCATTATGAATGCGTATCCATCCAAGTCCGTTTTGCCTTAATGCCTGTCTAAAACCTGCAATAAGTGTTTGTTCTGCACTGTCACAAAATATGTCTGTGACTGTACCGTATCGGTTAATGACCTCATGCACAAAGTCGCAAAACATCGATTCCAACATCGTGGGTGGTATCTCGGCATCTGTACACGGAATCCTCTTCGATAGCAAACTAATCACATTCTTGTAATCTGATGTAATCCCTGTTGCCACGAAAGAATGTGCAGAGCCTGTTCCACCAAAGTCGACTCCAATGTAGATATTCATGATTCGAGGAATTGAATCCGTCCAAATATGCCTTTTAGGGTTGTCTGCAAAATTCCTGTATATAAGCCCCTCGGCTATACACCTTAATCCAAGAATATCTCTTTTATACCAAATCGATGCCTGGTCATACTGACTCTTTATCTCGGCTCGTCTTTGCTCTGAAATGTTAATGTTATCGTCAATCGTGAAGTGCTGGTAGTTGTATCCACCAAGCAATTCCCCTCTTGCCGCTTTCTCTGAGTATTTATCGATATACTCAGTGTAAATATCTGCATTTGGATTATCTGGGTTCAAGTCCCAAAAGAATTTGCGTTTACTTGCCGCAGCAGTACGGTTAAATGCCTCTTTGATAGTGTTATCGTGATGCAAATTGATTTCTGTAGCAATCCACATTCCGTACGAATTGCCTCGAATCTTTTTAAAGCCATCTGCTTTCGCACCACCCGCAAAGATTATAACCTTCTGTCTGCCACCTGTTGATGGTCCTTTTATAAAAAGTGCGTCATTGTCTTTATATTTTCCCCATCTGCTTTGGCCGCGAAATATATATTCAAGCCCGAAGCCATTCGCATCGCCAATATTAAGTTTGGCATTTGCGACAGTAGATCCAGTAGCAAGATGCAATTTATCCTTAGCCGTTTTGAGCTCGTGTGCAAAAGCAAACACATTATCCACGGTCTTGCCAGCTCTTATTGCCCCTTCTGCAATGTTATACATACACTCAGCTGACCGCCTCATGTACTCCTTATGCTTCTCGGAAAAATTAAAAGGGATTGTCTTACGCCTTATTATCGCCATATACATCCCCCTCTATATCATCTAAGAACTCGACTTCATCATCTCCACCGATTCTACTCGTTTCAGCTTTAAGTTTCGCAATTCGCATCTTCTGTTCCTCTGTGGCAAGGTCCCAATCCCTATGCAGCATTTCGTCATATTGCTTAATCAGGTTCCTTAATTCGCCCTGGGCCCTAGCTTGCGCCTTGAGAAAGTTATTTTGCTTATCCCAAGCCTGCTGCACTTCCCACTTAGACCCTATCGTAGCTCCTGCCTTAGCTTCGACCTGCTCGACTGTCTTGTCTCTTTGGTCTTCAACGTAAGCGATCTTTTGCGCTCTTATGATAGCAGCATAAGCAAGCTGTATCTGGTGCCACAATAAATCGAGTGGACTTGCCTGGTCAACAGCATGTACAATCTCAAGAGTTTCCTCTGGCAAGAATCTGGAGAAAAATCCAAACTTCTCGGCGTTCTTATTGCCTGCCGGACCAGTAGCGTTCTTGTTGCCAAGCTGCGCAATTGCATTTTTGTGTGCACCCTTTTTCTTTTTTTGTGTGCACCCTTTTCTATTCCAGTTATATCTCTTTTTCCACGACTTTACCGTGTTGAGACTAACCCCGTATTTTTCGGCAATGTCTTTATATTTCATGCCGCTCATATAATCCTGTTCAGCTAGTTCGTATTTCTCTTTTGCCAAGCCTCACCACCTCTCTTTTCGTCGTTTTGTAAGTATGAAAAAAGACACCTCTTTCGAAGTGTCTTTAGGTTATTAAAATCTTTTTATTAATTGCACCAAGTATTCTGGTGTGTCATCTGTTTTCTCAACTTTAGTTAGCATTCGGTTATTGATTCGCTTAAACCCATGCTCCTCGTAAAATTCAATTAGGCATGTTCGATCTTCGCATTCGACATATGCAAGCTTACCACCGACACTCAATTGGACTCGCTCAATCTCATCGCAAGCCAGTCCTAGCAATTCATCGCCTTTGATTAATTCGTTATATCCATTGCTAAAATTCTTTCCTAATTGTGCAATTAGTGGACATGATAGGTTGAATGCTTTAAGATCTTTCTCATAAACACCAAATTTTGATATTTTCTTCGCTAGCGATTTTGAAAGTGTGCTCTTATTAATTGTCAAAACTTTATTCGCTGAGGTAAAATAACCTATCAAAACAATATCATCTTTAAACGATGTGAAAACAAGATGTGTTGCTGATATACTCTGTTTGGAGAATTCGATTGCTTTTTCTTTTAAGAATTTTTCGACATCAGGGTTTAAAGCACAAGAGAAAGAAGATAGAATCTCTTTAGTCCTATCTTCTCCTAATTCCTCTATTAAATGTTCCAAGTTAGCTATGCTATAACCTATCATGTTTTACTAAAAACCTTTTTTATGGTTTCTCTGTCCATCTTTCGAATGCCTTTAGAATACTCTATTGGTTTACACTCTTTTGGCTTTGATTCTATGGCATTCACTAAAGTTCTACAAAAATGTTTATCTGTGACTTTAATATTATTAAAAATACTATTAGTAGCCATGGTCATCACTCCTTTTCATGTATATTTTACTATACCAAAAGCACAGATACAAGCCACTACATATGGGAAATCACATAGTTTTACATCTACATATTGGAAAATATCACAAAAGACGCCCAATCTTGAGCGCCTTCTGCGAGTTATTATATGAGAAATAATTTTTGAGGAAGCCACAATTCCTTTTCGCTAAATACAATATATCACAGTTTTTTGTTGCATTTGTTGCAACTTTCATGAAATGCCTTTATTTTTCTTGAGATAGTTGCCTTGTCATATCCTAGGACTCCTCCGGTTTCCTCCTGCGAACGCTCCTCTATGTAATACATTCTGAGTATTGTCCTCATGTCTGGGTCACCTATAACTTCTATCTCTTTTTCTATAGTCTCAATTAGCTTGCTAATTTCGTCTAGCTTGCGTTTTAACCGTCTCTCCCTACTCGATATGCCCTTCCAGTCAAAATCGATTCCTACGAGCGATTTTGGCACTCCTCGACCTGTCTTATAGTCTTTGTAGTAGTCTGTGACTATTTCCGGCTTAGCATGGTCTATAGAATATTTCAACCCCTCTGCTTCCCTGCGCAATGCTTTAAGCTGCTTAATCTGTTCGTAGTCTATCATGGCTATCACCTCGCTCCGTTCTTCCTTCCTCGATTCGCTTTATTTGTCTATCGATTTTGAAAAACTTTGCATGCTCCACGCGCTCATTAATCCCTAACAAATATTTGACTTGAGTTAACATGATCTCTACGTCAGCAACTTCCTCAATCAGATTAGCAAGGAATCCGCTCTCGTGCTCATACCTCTCGAACTTGTTAAGGGCTTGTATGAGCTCAGCCAATTCTTCTATCAGCATGTCCTTCTGACCCATGTATCCATAGTGATCTGCAATATATTTCATTGCTTTCGTTCTATTACCCATTACCTGCTCCTATCTGTATGGCGAACTTTCTGGCCATAAAACTTCTATGCCGTTCTTGAGTGCGTATAAATGCTCCGTGCAAGCGCCTTTTGAGTGCACCCAATTGTCCAGCATGTAGATGTGCGTTGCCTTATCCAAGAGCCTTAAGCATATCACCATGTAGTCATCCCAATCGCAGACCTCTGGCAATACTATTTCAGCTGGGTTAATAATCTCTGCCCCAGGATACTCGTCAAAGAGCATTTCCTTTGCCTCTTTAAAAGTCTTCTCGTAGTCGTCATAGTCGGTAATCCTACCGCTGATGTATATTGTCATTTTTTGCACGCTACACCGCCTCCTTTTCAATCACTTCTAAATCGTGCTTGTATTCTTTTAAAAGCTTGTTCAATATATCCTTACTTGCGTCATCGACTGTTTCATCCTTTAGCAATTTCTCGATATTCTCTATTTCCGATTCAAGGAAATTGCTTGCGTAATTTATTAATCTAGCTTGTGGTATCATTGCCTCTCCTCCTTGTATGGCTTTGGGAATGGTTGCCATGCTATAACATCAATGTGTCTATCGATTGCGTCCTCGTCAGATGCTTTCCCATATTCCGATAGCACATCTTCGCAATAATTCGAATACCACCACCATTGTCCTTTGTGGTAAATTGCTACACCTGTGATAGGCTCGTCCTTAATTTCCTCGTAATACGATACTGGTGCTCTATTTACCCAAGTTATGAGTACAGGTTCTAGTTCGTTTGGCAATGCTGCTGATGTTGGGAACCATGTGCTTAATGATGTGTGATTACAAATTTGGTTCATTAATTCTGCGTCTATTAATCTCATCGTTACATCCCTTCTGCTATATGCTTATCTGTTCTGTTTCGTTGTAGTTCATCCATATTGTTTCAGTGCGTTTAACTGAACATTCTGCAGTAGTATTTTTACTCAGCTTATTCCAATCTTTGAGATATAAGTTATAGAGTTCGTTGTCGTACCCACTAATCATTATCTTGCAATCACTATCACATATGACTTTTAATAACCTTTTATGGTATTCGTCGTCCAATTCGTGATTGTAAAGGTTTACTTTTCTCGTGTTTAGCAAGTACGGTGGGTCGACATAAATAAAAGTCTCTTTACCTCTTAGACTTTTTATCAAGTCTATTGCGTCCTTATGCTCAATCTGTGCGTTTTTCAGTCTCTCAGCCGCGAATTGCAAGGTAGTGGGTAGTTCTCCCCATGCTTTCGCTGGGTTCGGACTTGTCACTCCTATACCTCGTCTAAAACCATTTTTATATTTGTTTCCACATCCAAAACCTTGCCAACACTTAATCGCAAATAGTCTCGCTCGCTCTACATCATTATTTGCGGTTGCGCTTTCATACGCCGATTCGTATTCTATCCTGCAGTACGGAGTAAGGTTTATAGCTTCGGCCAATTCGCTCGATTCAGTTCTCAGCACTTTAAAAAAGTTATAGACTTCATCGTCTATGTCGTTCAGTATTTCGTTGTAACACGGCTCTTTGTTAAAAAATACTGCGCCACTGCCAAAAAACGGCTCGCAATATACCTTATGAGTTGGGATATTATCAACAATCCATTTTGCTATTCTGTTCTTTGCGCCTGGATATTTTAGTATTGCTTTCATAATTGCTTTAACCTCTTTACATGTGAGCATCTAAAAATATAGTTGTCTTGATCACCTTCGCAAAAATAATGCTTTGGATTGCCGTACCTGTCTTTATTTTCTTCTGTCTTTCTCAAAATGCCTCTATATGCAAAATCATCAAATAGCGTTACTTCTACATGCTGGCCTAAATAATTTTCTAATTCACTTCGTTTCATTTTTCTCCCTCAAAACCTCGTTGCTTTTCTTAATCTTCCTATAGCACCAAACACAGAGATAGTGTTCTTCGCCTGCTATTACTGCACTGTATTTTCCGTACAGGTTGATTCGTTTTCCGCATAGTTCGCATTTCATCTGCTACCGCCCATACTTAATCATATCGTCTACTAGCTGCCTTATGTCGTGACCAGTCATGTCTTTAGTGCCATCTATCATCTGATTGACCGTGCACCTCTGGTCCCATACCTCTCCGAGCAGACTCATGTACGCTTCAAGAAAGTATCCAATGCGTTTCTCTCTCCAGCCGTACACGGTCCATAGCACTCGCACCATGATTGATATGTGCAGTAGGTTTTGCAATTTTATGATTTCAAAACGAGGGACCTGCTCAATTGGTCTTTTTTGCTTTTTACTTTTCTTAGCTTTCGGTATCATGTTATTACTCCTCATACTATGCGTATATAAATAACCTTTCATGCATTATTATTTATTTTTGAGTGTCACCAGATAGTATGGTGACGGTTTAATGTAGTTGTTTCAATGCTTATAGCGATTGCCTTATTTTCTGTCACCAATGGCTTGATGACGTTATATCTCAGTAATTTCAGTGCTTATAACGATTGTCACCAGTGTCACCATGATTTTTAGCTATCCTTACGCGAGGGTTTCTATATATTCTTTTGAGATAAATTTTTTATCCTTATATATAGTGTGTATAAATTCTTGGTGACAGGTGACACTTGACGTTTTTGCTTATATTTCAACATTTATCCGTCATCAACGGCTTGGTGACGCTTGGTGACGCCACTCACTATATCGTTGAAATTCAAACATTTTATCAAATGTTGCCTCTAAGATTCTCTTGGTGACACCTATTAAAACGGAATTTCCTCTTGAGCTTCGATAAAACCAATGCTTTCAGAGGTTTTGTCTTCAGTCTTCACATGAAGAGCTATTGTCCAAAACCTTATTCCGTTTATTCTAATTTGTTTGTCGACTCGTCCTTGGATAGCGTCAGTCAAGTTATTCCTGCTGAGCCATTTTGCGAACTCGGTCGGATTAAATCCATTTTCTGAGCATGATGAATTGAATACATTTCGTATAATATTTATTTCGCCACTCGAGATTCTCCCGTAGATTTTACCCAATGGCGTATAGTTATCAGTGATAAAACTATTATGATTCTCTGCAATCCATCCCTGGAGCCACTCGTACGCTCGCATATTCTGTGACACATCTTCCTTGCTTGACAAATATGCCTTCATATCCTCAACACCAATAGAACCATTATCAAAGAACATATACTCGCCGAGGATTGCATCAGCCGTCAGCAATAAACTCGCTGCAAGTGCTTGCTTTTCTGTAGATTTCTGATTTAATTCCTTGAAAAACAACTGTTGCAAATTGATTGCTTCTTGCATGACAGAGTCGTCTGAAATGATTCTTACGAACTCCTTCCCTGCATGTCCATAGTTCGATTTAACAACCTTTACTATGCGTCCAGGATCATCGAATAGCTTTGTATCCTCACAGCTAATCTCAATGATTCTATTGACCGCACCCCCTCCAGATGTATTCGAAGTTATTGGCTGCTCTCCGGATGTAATAATGCAGTTCGCCCAAGTTCCATTTCGCTGCAGACCTCCGGTCTTTTGTCCTCTTGCCTTTCCTACGCCTTCCGACAACTGATATATGAGCTGGTCAAAATCTTTGCGATCTTTTATAATCTGGAGCTCATCCAGGATTAGGGGCAATGAGTTGACAAAGCCAGCTGATAACTCTTGTGCTACTGCAGTTGAATTAAACGTATGGATGTACTTTCCCATCTCAGGGTTAGCCCATACTGACGCTGCAAGCATTAATCCAACAGTTTTACCTGTCTCGGTTCCACCGCAAACATGGACGAAAAAGGGTAGGCATGAGCACGGTTCAACCAGTACCGAAGCAAACGCTGCAACTAATAAAATTTTAGGCGCTGGATTATCCCCACTTCGGATTTCTTTCGCTAGGTCCATCCATTTTTTACTGTTGCCTTTTTGCTTCACGCTGTTAAAAAAAGATTTAAAGGCTTCTTCTCCATCAAACACTAGTCCATCAACATAAGGTGAAAACCCATCGTCTCCAACCCATCCGAGACGGCTTACGGATTTCTTGCTTGGTATTACATCAAAGTTTAGATTCTCTGCGTCATGCAAATACTTAACAAGCGCTCTAGAGTTCTCCGAGGTGACTGCAATTCCATAGTCGGCTAGTCCGACTATCGAACTGTTTGATGCAATCTGCTTGCGGTCAACAATAATATCTTTCCAAACTGCACCTCGACGATATGCAAGCTTAATCTTTTCAAGCCCAGTGTCTACATTGTCAAGCCTTAGCACTGGCATGATAGGGTGAGGGCATGCAACTTCTTCCATTCCGCCATATCCTACTCTTGAAATGCCACCATCGTCAGCTGTCCATGTGCCGACTTCAAGCTCAAATTCCTGACCTGTAAAGTTTGTTGCGTTGCATATCAAGTCATTACTTGCCATCTGTTTAAGCATCTTTAAATAAGCTTTATAAAGCGTTGTAAAGTTTTTAATTCCTACAGACTTAGCGTGCTCTGTAACAAGTGCTTTCCTCTGCTCCTTTTCCAGAGCATTATCGCTCTGTTCGATGTATTCAAATGGTACAACTGATGTCAGATAATCCTCTTTTGTAAAATCTATGGTACCCATGGATGCATCACCCCCTCAATATTGTCATCTAGCCATTGCTCGGAACTAGATATGTAATAGTCAATTAGCTTCGCTTCGTCAGCTTTAAGATCTGAGCTGCAGCGAACTTTAAATAGTCCTCTATGTATGTCTGTCACTTTTGAATAATAATCGCTTAAATCGGATTTTAGAGCCGCTGCCACTTTCGAGATTTTGCTATTTAACGCAATTTCCTGCCTCTCTCTTATACTTGGCTTTTTATTTACTATCCCGAGCGAAAAATCATAGTTTAGCTTCGCAATCGCTTGAGAAAATGTAATTCCGTTCAACTCCATGGCGAGCGTAATCAAGTCCCCTTTTGCTCCACAACTCCAGCAATGATATACCTTTTCCGTATAGCAAAAGTTATTGTGCTTACCTTTGTGAATAGGACACGGAATCCTACCCTTTGGGCTTGTTCCGTATCCATACATTCTGAGGACATCCTCAATGGTCAGTGCGTTTATTATTTTCTCTGCAACTCCATTCATTTCGAGTCCTCCAATAATCTAATGATTTCCTTGCCGGTGTTTGCCTTGCTGCAAAATACATACTCTATACTGTGTTTGTGCTGCCAGGCTGACAGGATTCTATAGATTTGCAAGCCTATAATCTTACCGAACCTTGGTTTCCACATCATCACATCTTCGAGCGATTGTATTTTCTTCCCATCAATTTTGTCTTGCTCGACAAGGATATACATCTTTCCACCGATTTCATCGAGTCTCAGCAACTCTCGTTTGAATCGGTCATGCTGAGATGTTGCATTTTGAGCAAGCTCAGCTATGTTCTGTTTTCTGTCAATAATGACGAGTGGCTTAGATAGATCGCAATAGTCCCCAACAAACATCTTGCTTGAGATGTATTTAATTCCCTGTCGGTCAAACTCTGCTATTATCTTTTTAATCGCTCTGTCTTTCTCCCTCGTATCAATCTGTATAATCATGATGCACCGCCTAGAATGGCACATCGTCATCGATTGCCTCGAATGTATCCTTTGGTGACTCAGCTGGTGCCTTTGCCTCGTTTTTACTATCAACGAATGTAAAATCATCAACCATCAGATTCCAGAAATACTTGTTTTCCGATTTGCTACACTGCATCGAACCATGGACGGCAATCCTGCTGCCTTTCGCAAAAAACTTGTTAATCACCTCAGCTCGCTTGCCAAACACGGTACAGTTAAAGAAATCGGTTTCTTCTCCAAATTTACGATTAACTGCTACCGAAAAGTTACATAAAGAACTAATCTCACCTTTTGCATTTGTATATGTCTTTAATTCAGGGTCTCTCACTAATCTACCGAAGATGTTAATACTATTCATTTGCCAGCTCCTCCAAAACTTCAATTCTGCTTAGCTTTTTTGTCTGCCTACAGTAAGCACATTTTTCGCACCTTTTCGGCTCGATTAGTCCGCTTTTTATATCAGCAAAATGGTCGACATAATGTTCAACGATCTTTAATGCAGCATCTAGCTTGTACTGTGGAACCTGGAACAATCCTAAATCAGCTCCATCCTTCTGCTTTGTCGCACCAGCAATGATAAATGGCAGCCTCTTGCCTGTACTTGCCTCAACTACTGCCTGGTAAATGGCGCCCTGAATGTCGTACCCCCACGCCTCTACGAAACTAACTCGTCCAAGTTCCTCGACATATACCGGCTCAAAATCACGCATTACCTTTAGATCTACGATTGCCTTCCCTTCGTGGTAGCTATCGATTCGGATTTTAAACTCGTGCCCAAACAACTCGGCAGTCATAATTACTTGCTTTTCACCGCTCATGTATTTCATAAACATTTCATCTCGCTCGAGTCTGTTTATAATCTCATTCGCTTGAGTATACTCAGCCTTTAGACTTCCGTCTCGTTTAAGGATTTCCGGGTGCTGCGCCATGAAAAGATCTAAAGTTCCCTCAAAGTGTGCGTCAACATATGATCCAACCAATAGCGCAGTGCTTGTTTCTTCTTCTGTTTCTCCACTAATTCTTGCCATAGTTGAAGCTTCGCACTTCATGAATGATTTAAACTGAGACGAGCCGAAGTATTTCAGCTCGTTTTCTTTGTCAAAATAGTTTTCTCTTGTTAGCATTTAACTGCCTCCTTACAAATAATTAATCTCGAGTTCATCCGAGTTGGTTGTTCTTGTTGCAATAAACTGCAAGCCCTTCTCTTTGCACTTTGCGTATAACCTTTCACGGTTCGAATCAGACAGTCTTTCGACGCCATCTATGAGGATAACCTGCAGGCTGTTTGGTTTAGATAGTGCCACATCTACACAGAGCTCAAGCTTTTCTCCCTCGGATAAGTTTGTGACTGGCAATCCATTTATAAGCGGAATTCCATTCTCAACTGTTAGGCCAGCAACTGGCAGTGTAGCCGTCTCAAGAATTTCGCCAGGAAGCTTACGAGCAAGCTCAATCTTTCTTGTAAACTCATTTGATACCTCTGTAAGCTGCTCTGTTTCTTCTTCCTTTGCCTTGAGGCGAGCGTATTCGTTTAAGTGTCTTTTCATCTCTTCTGCTGTAGATATTTCGTCCGATAACGCAGTAGTATCAACTATCGGCTTATCTATATATTCGTTAGCAGTACCTATATCCTTTTGCAACTTTGCAACCTTTGTCTCAAATTCAGCAATCGCAACACGATTCTTATCTTCCAGCTTTGCGTCAAGTCCTTTGAGTTTCTCTTCCGTAGCGAGCTGTTCTGCTTTGAGTCTTTCGATGTTTGCCTTTAAACTCTCTCTTTCTGATGCAATCGCACGCTCATTTGATGAGATGCTAATTTCTTTTTCGGCTTCATATCCTCGCATTTTGTTGTCATATGAGTCCTTAAAAGCTTTTGCTCTCATTATCAGATCGTTGCTTTGTCTTATCTTCTCAAGCTCGTGATACTTCGCTGATAAATCAAATGCCTCCCATTTATCAGCCTGATATCCGCTTGGAATATCCTTTGAGATGTCTTCAATCAACGCCCTGTTATTTCTGATATCGCGATTCACGTTCTGGCGCTCCTGAAAGTAGTAACCCTTTTCGGACTGGATATCATTCAGCACCTGCAAAATATTTTGCTCATAATTGACATCCGGAGGGATTTCCCCAAACTGATCCCTTATCCAGTTAAGGTCCCAATCATACTCAATTAGATCCAGGATTACACGATTCTGCTCTGCCTTTGTCATCTGGGTGAATTCGACTGGGTTGAGCTGCAGTGGTGTGAATAGTGTCTTGAGCATAGACTCAGGGCTACCTATTTCTCGGCCAGCTTCTTTGACTGACTTATAATCAGCCTTATCCTCTCCCTCTTTTTCTCCATTTCGTATGATATAATCTCTATCAGACTGATTTGTTAGAGCATATCTGATTGCATCAATCACGGATGTTTTCCCCGTTCCGTTTGAGCCAGATAGCTCTATGTTTCTTCCATCAAGTTCGGTTTCGCTGATTCCAAACAAATTTTTAATCTTAATCTTAGTTATTCTCATCGTTTAATATATCTCCCTCTAAATCTGCTTTCTCCTGCTCTGCTTTGACTTGCTTTGCACAATCCATGCAAAGTGTTCGTCCAAATTTACTCTTCGAACTCTGCGCAATAGCCCTTGCCGTGTACTTACCTTCATCTGTAATTTGGCATCCGCACTCATCACAGAAATATTCATCTTGTT